CTCCAGGCGAAGTTGTGACATTAAACCCATCAAAAACATCGCTATGGTAGTGTCGAATTGTTTACCATCGACACTGATTGTTTTATTGTGCGATTTGAAATAACAAAATAATCTATGCCAACCGAGCTTGTACTTTGAAAAGCCAACCTTAGAATAAGTATGGTTGAAGGCTGTCATAAAACGATTATTAAAGTCAAGACAATATTTGTTTTGTAAAACTACAAAATCAACGCAAGCGGCGAGAAAAACTCTTATTCTTTCGACCTTTTCATCGAGTTTCTCGTTTGCGCGCATTTCATACTTTTGGCTAACTTGCCAAAAGACTTTAAAGTGTGGGTTCTGAAAAGCAATAGCCTCAAGTCTTTCAACTATTAGTTCCCACCCTGGCATGTCAAAGAAGTCCTTCTTAGTTGCTAATGCTAGCAACTTTGAAAAAGGAAAACCACAAATAGCGTTCTTATTCATGGCCTCTTTGACATCCTCCCATGTAACTATTTTCGCCCCAGCGGTGAAAGGTAGATACATGCGGCGCAACCACCCATAAGCAAACTCTAGGCCTGCCTTATTATAAGTGGTGCTCGGTAGTTTAGAAAATTTTTGGACAGCAACATATCCAGTCAAAAGACTAGGTTTGCAGTGTCTATGAGAAATTTTGTAGTTATATTCTTGCATTTCTGCAGAATGTAACCACGGATTAACGATTAGGTTTGGTTTATTAAAAGGACGTTTATAATGAACCCGGCGATCACACCTACCCATGTAAGTAAAACCAGGAGATTCAGATTCTGATTCTATTACTTCATTATAAATGATAGGTTTTGGTGCATTTGCATCAAAACCGAGGGAGACTCCAAGCATTTCCTCGTAGTACATAACTGACTGCGAGACACTCGATTCCCCCCGCCCTTCCATTAGTTTAAATTTAGTTTGGCATGTGGTAGACACATATGAGTCCATATATCTTTGTTAAGATACATGCACATGTTACCCGAAGCACTTCCTATTAAATGCAAGCCAACTAACTTGGCAGA